GAGTGCTGTTATTCGAAAGGAAATTCTGTTGCCTAATACGCTGTGCAGATAGAAGGGGTCAGTAATTCGTAATACTTCGCCCCAATCCTTTTCATCCCAATTTCCCTCATCCCACACCAGCGAGTTGTCAACGATGCTGTCTACCGATTTGAACCCCTCAAGGTTGCCGTAATCCACGTCATAGCCGAAGGTAATGGCGGAGTTTACGGTGCCAAGGGATTCGATTTCAGGAGCAAAGTATCTCCACTGTTTCTCGTGAATAATGCCCTCGTCAAGATAGGCGTGCTGCACAGTAGAGGTAATAGGCGTTCCGTCATCGGTCTGTGAGTTGTCGAGTTTGTAAAGGGTGCCGTTGGATGAATCGCCTATCAATACAGCCCCATCGTCGCCCTCTGCATCCAGTACAGCAAAAGATGCAGCACTGAGCGTATCCCAAGAAGTTATGCCCTGGTAACGGTCGTCAAGGCACAATATCTGCGTGCCTACATGAACTAGGGCACGGCGCATATTGGGTTGATACACAGCAAAGCACGCGGCACGGTCGGCAGAGGTCATGCTTTCAATGACTACCCGGTGCGTGTCAGATACTTCCCTGACCCCGGCAAGATCAAAAAGGTAGACGTTGTTAGCGCCAACAAATATTCCCTCGTCAAGTAGACTGTCCGGAGCTACACATCCAACAGAATCAGAAAGGGGGCTTTCAGGGATACGGTAATTATCTACGTTGGTGCCGTACAGCGGCCATACTGAGCGGTTTTTGGTGATTATCAATCCACCGTCTTGCGGGGAGATGCCGGTTATTATGTCGCCGTCGCCATCCCGCACCTTGATTGCTTCCAACACCGGCCATGTCTCAGGATCTTCAAGCGCCGAACTGCGTATAACGTTCGGGTTGGCAACGTCAACAAGTCGCAAGCGCGAACCGTACACCTTGATGTATTTCGACTTGGGAGGACTTCCGGCAAGGTCGCCAAAGGTGGTTCCGTCCCATACCTTTACGTCATCAACGCCGTTGGTAAGAATCAGTTTATCTTTCCATACGACTGAGCGGAATTTGGCAGCGTTCAGGCTGTTGGCTAGTTCGGTGGGGGTCAAAAACTGCGTGCTGCCGTCATAGGCGTACTGATACAGTTTTGTTCCGAACTGCACGACTATGTATGTGGTGCCGCTTTCCTTTGCGTACCTGTGAACGCTGGTTATTGCCCCTGCGCCCAGCGGAGTAGTGAACACTGCCGACTTGCCCCGCCGCGTCTCTAATACTCCCTCGCCGGTCATGACCATATTCAGCGCGATAAGGCACTGATTAGGCTTGAGGAATTCCGGCAATATCTGCCTATTCTCCCCCCCGGTAAAGTCACGGTTGCGGGAAAACTCCCACCGTTCCTCAGTTTCCTGGTTGCGGTCGGGAGCTATTTGGAGGGAGGGGAAACGCATTAGGCTACCCTTGTAAAGATGTGGCTGAAAGTACCGTCGCCGTTGTCTACTATCTGTAATTCGTAGAAATTACCGTCCGTTGCCTGAATTGTGTTGCTGTACATGATTGAAGCTGAACCGCCCGCTCCCATGGAGTTGGCAATGTGCGCGGCGGTAATTCTGATGTAGCCGTGAGTGTCGTTCTTCGGCAGCGGTTTTAGACGGTTGTCCCAAGACTTAGCAAGGGACATTTGATACTTGAATAACTCAGTTTCGGCGGGGAAACGTCCGTCTTTGTCGTACTTAAAGCAGCGGAGTAGCGTGCCAGAGATAAGCAGGTTTTCAAGTTCAACCGGGAAAATAGTTGAATCTTCGCTATCGGCATACTTGGTATTAAGCCCGGTTTCATACTTCAGTTCACAACTACCTGATGCACCGGGTTCAAAAGTAATGGTGCCGTCAGGATCGCGGGTATATCCCACATAACCGTCAAGTGCTTCAAGGTCGCTCAACTGGTCATGTGGGACAAACATTGAATCCCCCACCTTGAGGTAAACCACCTCAGAAGCGGTGGAGGGGAGGGTTACTTGGTTATTGGAAATACTCAAGACCTCAATGGTTTCAAGGAATTTCCACGCTCTAGGCTGGTTGAGCACGTCACGTACAGTCTGATTTAGCCACGCAAGGGCTTTAACACGCATGGCGTCGCTGTTGTCGGTAACTTCCAGCATGACTGCATCAAGCACCGTTTTTGTAGTCAGAAAGACCATTTGTTAGCCCTTGCACGCCTTAACGTGGTTGGTGTACGCCATCTTTATTTTGCAATCCTTACCGCATGAGGGACAAACAAAGCCGGATGCCCTATCTGTCCCTTCTACTTTTTTTCTTCTTCAGGCTCCGGTTTCTCCGCAATCTTCAGGAGGTCGGTATTGTCAATGCCGGGGATGAATGGCTCCGAAACTTTGTAGTGCCGGAACATGCGATTGAGGTAATCGGCACGCACTGCGGAGATTTCGAAGAAGTGTCGTTCTTCGCCGTCCACTGTTTCAGATTTCAGTTTTTCACCTTCCAGTGAATGCCGGTCGTCACTGTTCGGGTAGGGCTTATACACTCGTACACGAAACCGCTCGTTCATTTTGTCTTGAATAGTCTTTGACATTTAAATCCACCTTTCTCGGGCTATATGAGCCGCTTTTTTGTACAAAACACGTCTTTACCTTCTTTTTCCTTCTTTATTTGCAGAAACTTATGGATAGCAACAATGTCGTTGTCGATGCCTAATTTTTGTATTTCCAGCCACCACACCATAGGTACGCTTGCCATCTTGTACCCCATGTCAAGATCGCGCTTATCGAAAGCGCCTGAATTGTTTTCCCTGTCTTCGTGCGCCTGCGCAAGTACCGGGTCCAAGTCTTGAACGTAGGTCCCAACCGCCTTATCTTTCTCGTAGCGGTAATTTGCTAACATGCAGCGGGATAATCTGCTTTTATGTGACACGGCTCGTCTTTCTTTGAGGTAAGGGGGGTTATAGCCCCCCTTACGTTGTTTGGCTAAAGTAATACGTTGGTTAATCCGAAAAGTTAAACCACGCTTTCAGCTTGCCGCCCACGGTGCCGGAAGTCCATTTTAGGCGAACGTAATTTGAAATGTCGGCCCAGGTAAAATTACCGTTGGTGGTACGGCTAACCGCTGTCTGTGCGTAGTCGTTGGCTACACAGGTTGACCAAGGGCCGCTTGACGTGGGACCGCATTCGGCAATGACGGTGCCGCTCATGTTCTTAAAGGTAATGCTGGAAAGGGAACTGGTCAGCGTTACGCCGGAAACATGCAGGGTCTTGAAACGCTTGCCGGAAACGTTGTACACGTCTGAAGTCTTGACCGCAGCACTTGCAGCTGAGATGTTGGAAAACGGTACTTTACTGGTGAAATTTGCCGCGAAAGCCGGAAGGGAAGCAAGGCAGAAGGCCGACACGACAATGAAGCCAATCAATCTTTTCATTGCGTAATCCTCCGTAAAGGAGGGGGCTTTCGCCCCCTTGGGTTAAGTGGTGGCAAGGTTGGTGATACGACCTGCCGATGCCTCGTTTCTTGCTTCCAGCGTGTGCTGTACGGTCAAGTGGTGCTTGGTGTTCGACCGGGAGGTTTTGGCAAGTTCGGTGATTCCCATCGGAACAAGCGTTGCTTTTTTCCAGAAAGAAATGTCGAGGATGACAAATACATCCGTGGGCATGGTACGGTGAATCTGTGCCTTTACATCGCCCCAGGAGGTCATGTAAATGTCAACAACATCGTTCATCTTGTTGCTGTCGCCCTGCTGCCGACGGTTGGCCTGACCACTGTTGATAAACTGGTCAAACTTGTCCTTCTGGATGCTGCCGCAGTATGCCGTAAGCATCTTGCCTGCACCACCGCCGCCTGCGGAGTACGTATTTTGCAGGACGTTCTTTACCAGGTCTTTGGTGAACTCGCGTGCCGAGCCGCCCGTTACCGAACCGTCAGCGCCGAGGGTGGCATCAGCGGCTTTGTCGAGGTTGGTTGTGATCCACGGCAAGAGGCCGCGCATCGAGGGTGCTACAGTGTCGCTACCGTCTGCGCGTACTTCTCGCAGGAACGCCCATTCAACGTCGCCAACAAGTTCCTTCATTTTCTTGGCTTTCTGGTACTCGTACCCGCCAGATCCGCCAACGGTGGTTTCCGCTTCGGCAGTGTCGGTCATGGTGAACGACTCTTCCTGAAGCTGAATGTTGTTGTAAATCTTCGTCGGCTGGCTGGATGCCTGCATGGTGGGGTCAGAACCCAACAGCGACTTGTTTTGAGCGGGGGTGCGAAGCGTATCAGTCATGAACTCGTGCTTGATAGACTTCGGCTTATCGCCAGCACCGCAGGCATGGTAAAACGGGCTGTCAATCGGGGTTATGATGCTGATTTCGTCCAGCAGGGATTCCCGCGTACCAGTGAGGTCATACGGGGTAAGTGCGTTGCTTGGAATATCTCCCATTGTTTAATCCTCCGTCAGTTTGCGGAAGCAAGCCGACGCTTTGCCGCCGAGTATGCCGCTAGGTCTTCGGCGTTCCCGCTGGTTTCGGCACGCTTCCTCAGCGCGTCGAGTTCGGGATTGCCTATTACTTCGCCGGTTGAGGTCTTCCCCGGTGGTAACATCTGCTTTGCTTCTTCTTTTTGTTGTATGAGTGCTTCCTGCTTCTTGCCCATGTTGTTCTTGACGTGCTCCCAAGCAAAAAGTACCGCCGATGCTGCACCGCCAATCATCACCTTTTCGTCAAACTGCCGTTGCAAGAACGGGTTTGACTTGCAAGCGTTAATGAAGAATTGACGGCCTGCCTGGAAAGCGTCGTCCGGTATTCTTTCCTGATCTTTGAGAAGGGTTAAGGCATCGTTGATGCGCGACTGCATTTGCTGGTGGTACGCCTGATTCTGAGCCGTGGTCTGTTGACGCTTGACGTAATCGGCCCGGTTCCGCTCGTTTTCCCTTATTTCCCTGATTATCTGCTCCCGCTCCCCTTGTATCTGGAAAAGCTCGTTAAGCAGGTCAGAGGAAGCGTTATCAGGGTCAAGTGCAATGTCCTCGCGGATTGCCGTTTCCCGTGCTACCATTTTTTTCAGGTAGCCGTTAAGCCGGTCATAATCAACTTCAACAAAATTTGGCCGTTCAAGTGCCTGTGCCTGCTCCCTCTCTGCCAGCCGGGATTCCATCTCTTGAAGCTTGGTTTCAAGATCCCTTGTCTTGGCTTCCACAACTTCATTGACGCGAACCTCGAAAGGCTTGCTAATGTTCTTCTCGCCCTCCGTTGCGCCTTGCGCTTCCTGACCGGTTGGTGTTCCCGCCCCTTCTCCACCCTCAATCTCCGCAGACTGAGTGAAAGGCACAGCGCCAGTGGGTTGGCTTTCCTGAATGCTCTCCTGCCCCGCGACAGGAGTTGTAGGCGCAGCGCCAGCGTCGGTAGTAGCCATTTGTGCGGTTAAATCGTCCATACTTCCTACCTTTCCCCGCGTAATGCGGTTGCTACAAACAGTCTCTTGGCTTTGTTCAGCCATCCATTGCAAATGAACTCGTCAACGATGTTCCAAACGGATTTAAGCCACGGTTTAAACTTCCACCGTTCTTCGCCCCGCTCAACATCGACATTTACGATTTCCTCTAACACCTTGGGTATAATGATTTCGATAACGTCCCGGTAAGCCTGAATCCGCTTCACCTCTTCGAGCGTTAAAGCGCCGTCATACTCAAGAAGCATCTTGTCAGACAGTTCTTGAAGTTTCCGCATAATCAACTGAAAACCGGGACGCGCCATGTCTTGCTCAATAAGCGCCTTTTCGTGGTTCAGCCGTGCCAGTTTCAAATAAAAGTTTTCTGTCACGCTAAGCCCCCAATCTGCCCACCTTCGCTCATCCGTACAGCCGCGTCATCGGTGCCACTAACCACTGTCCCGGTACGGTCGGGCTGCATAAAACCACCGCCGTTCTGCCGCGCCTCTTTCATCTTGGGTTCATCCACAGATGCGGTTACGCTGGCTTCCCCTGATAACAGCTTTTGTTCAATAGCCATGGCAGCGTTAGGAGACAGGGCAAGCAGTTCTTGTAGGGTAAGCGACAGATTGACCTTGTAATCCACTTCCGGCTTAGGGGGTGGCGGCGGATTCTTATCAAGGAGTTGTTCGGGGGAGTAACCGGCAAGCACCGACAACTGCTTAAACCCTTCAACAGCGTCAACTCGTATCTTGTGGGTAAGCCCCCAATCCACAAGTTGCATGGTCATATCGGCTTTTTGGTAACGTGGGGCGCTGCCAAGACCGGCGTTGATTTGCACGTCGATACAGAAATCAAGCACCGAAATATCAATGATAGAGCGGCCTTGCGGGGTCATTACTTGCGGGACTTGAATGTTGGCATTACTCCCCGCCACCTTCAGCACAACCTCGTCAGTCTCAAAAGCCATTTCGAGCTGAGCTATGAGCCACAAAACTTTTTTCAGGAAGGTGTTGTTGCGGGTGACGATGCTAACGCCCATCTTTTCATCGGAGGCGGAAAGCCCTAGCTGTGTCTGCCCAAGGGTCTTGTTGCTGCCCTTTCCGGCGACATTACGGTGAGCACCCATAACACCGGACGGGACAAGCTCGTTGATTTCCTGCTGCACAAGGTCATCAGCGCGGAGGGTGGTTATTACGTCAAATTGCTCATTCAGTTTTTCAAAGGTTTCCCTTTCTGCACGGAAAACGCGCCGGTTCAGCAGGTCGTTTATCTCTATGTCTGCATCGGGGTCGACACGCCAGCGGCCTTGAATGGCTATTTTGGCGGCATCGTTGACGTTGTTCTTGTGGTCTATGTGCTCGTCTTCTATGGGCGCTATCGTTTCGGGGATTGCGCGGCCTACACGCTCCCACAGTTTCAACTTTGTAACCCCAACAACCACCGGGAGGCGGTTAACCTTGCGCCCACCAAACCACACATCGTCAACCGGCTTAGGATCGCTTACAAGATCCTGCATCCCAAGGTTGAATTGACACATCCACCTGTTGCCCTGCCGGAAGAACACACAGCACAGCTCAACGGGGTTCATTTCCTGCAAATTAACGTCTTCGGGGTTGTCAACGGTGCGGTCTGCGCGGTAGGTGTAGTTATTGGTGCCGACAGTGGATTGATTAAAGAAGGTGCCTCCGTTGGCGTTCTGGAACTTTCGCAAAGTTTCGTCAGTGACCTTGCTTTTGTCCAAAATGCCAATTTCGGCCATGTTCTTTACATCGTCGGGAGACTTCCGCAGGCGCACCATGCAGAATTGGCCCAAATTCACATCAAGCAGGGGGATATTGGGATCCCAAATAACATCTTTGCCCGGTTCGAGCTGGTCTATCCACCAGGTATCAACCGATACAACCGGATTACTGACTTTGTTTTCAACAAACATTTCAGGGAATACCGCCGAATATTGGTCAAAAACAGCTTTGTCCACCGGCTGTGATCCGCCTTGCCCAATAACCGCGTATTCGGTGATTTCCTCGTTATACGCCTGCCGCTCCCAGCGAACTAAGGCGCATTCAAAGCCATCGGCAGCGCCGGCAAGGAGGCTAGATTGGTTCCAGTTAAAGAAATCGAAGTATTGGACCGGATTGTTGGCCCGGTAGCGGAAAATACTGGTCAACCATGAGGCCCACTGGTCTTTTTGTGTGTCACCAACAGCGGTAGAAGTAAAAGAAATAGCTTCGGGGTCTTGGTGGTACTCTATCAGCGCCCGTTCTACATACCTGTCGATGGTTGCAGTGGTCTTGGTGGAGGGGATATTGGAAAGGCCGAGCTTCCGCCGTTCTTCGGAGCGAGTAGTCTGCATCCGGTAGCGGCGGCGGTTGTCGAGGATGATTGATTTAAGTTTGCCGTCGAACCACGTTTGAGCGGCTTCAACAAACTTCTTCTGCTGTTGCAGATCCATTTTTCGCCCTTCCTCGCCTGTTTGGGTAAGGGACTTAGCAGTTGATTACCCGTTGTAACCAACTGTGTATAAAAACTACACACTGCATAACACAGTTTACTTAGTTTGTCAAGGATTATGTCGTTTGTTCAACATATTCCGTTGGTTACAGGGTAATATTAACTTTTTGTTATTTCTTTTCTGCGTTTGCGCTCTGATTGAAGCCAACTTGCAACTTCACTAGGAAAAGGTCGCGGGGAACACTTACTACGAAAATGGTTTAGCCATACATTATGGATAACCCGCCTTATGCGCTCCATACTAAGACCGTATATCTTCGATAGTCCCTTTAATGTCTCCCCATTCAAATAGTCTTGGGCTATAGCAATATCGCGTTGCATCAAATCATTCACTTTTTGCACAAGAACTCCTTTCTCTACCACCCCAACGCACACGCCACGATAGCTGCTGAAATTACCCCAATCAGCCACTGGAACACCGGCAGCCCCTGCGGTTTGTGGTTGCATTCCTTGATTTCCATGCCCGCTAACCGCTGCTGAAGGTGGTTGTGTATGTCTTTTGAGTGCATAATTACCCCTAACGCAAGTAGACGCTTGAAAAGTCTATAGATTTAGCTTGCCGTTTCTTCCCGACAAATTGCTGATCGTCAACAAAGAACGAAATAACCAAAGAATCCCATTCGTCAGGGGATTTGCCGCCTAGTTTTTTTCTGACTTCTTTTTTCTCTCCAACCTTATTCCTGTTGGCTGGGTCGTAAGTTATGGCGGAGGCTTGGTTTATAAAATCCTGATTGTACGGTATCGAAATAGAGCGGCTTTCAAATAATTCCCTAACAAGCCAGCTAATCTCTGCTTTGCGGTTAAAAAATCTTGTTTCGTCCTTAGCCCTTTCCCTTGCATCGGCCTTTCTGACCACGCAACCAGGGCGTTTTTTTAACCCAAAATATACCCCCGCTCCTATGCCAATATTGTCAACAGCAATACACCCGGCTTCCTCTTTCAAAGACTCTGAATACAGCCAATCCTCAACAACTGTCGTATCAGCTGAAGAATTTGTAGTAAATTTTTTAACTTTGAAACCTTTCCGAGCACATGCCACCGATTTATCGCCCCCACCACCAACATCCCCGCCGACCACATTTCCCCGCCCTTCCTGATCCCCAATATCTCTATCTATGGCGTCCAGTATCCAATCAATTGGAATAAGCGTGTTGGCTTCGACCAGGGGAGGCAAGCCTTTGACCAGCACCCGCCATTCATACGAATCTTCCCCATACTTCCGCTTGCGCTCTATTGACTCCCTATCGACCAATTCCGACTCTTCAGCATCCCACCGGAAGCATACCCACTTATCCTTTTCCTCATTCTGCGACCTGATAGCATAACCCTTCGTCTTGATAGAGTTAAAAATCATCAGCGCGAGGTTGATAGGGTCGGTAAGCGTACCCTCCATAGTAGTGAATACCGGGTCAGGAATACCCGCCGCTTCGTCGGCAACTATCAGCATAGAATGAGCATGGCGACCGTACAGCGTCCGTGCCTGTTCTTCCTCTGAGGCGTTGGCGTTGATGGTGACGGCTTCCGCAAACCAGTTTTCATATCGCTTATCCCGATAAGTGAGCCGTTCAGTACCCCAATCAAACAACTCCTTCAGTATTGGCTTCTCGCCGGCAGGGTCAACCGGCTTAGAAAGCATGGCAATCTTCGACAATTCCGCCCACAGGACGTTGCGCAAATGTTTAGCATTGACGCCGGTTGCAACCACCTTTGGCTTGTCCTGCTTATTGTACTTTTCATGCAGTTCAGCACGCGGGTTGATCCACAAAAACCAGTAAATAACCAACGCCGTGACAAAATCCTTGCCGACCCCCTGCCCGGCAGAGATGGAAATCCCCACCTTCTTCGACAATTCCAACTCTTCCGGCGTCAATTCCTCCCCGTTGCCGCGCTTTATCTTCGCCTGCACCAACTCCCCGAGAGCAACAAAAAACTCCCGCTGCTGAGTGGAAAGTTTAATAGTGGGGAAGTTGTCATGCACCCAAGAGAGGGGGGATTTACACCACTTATCAAGTAATTTCTTGGCGTCGGTGACTTCGTTTTTCAAGAAAACTCCGCTAATTTAGTACGTATGGAACTTGTATCCAATTAGGAGAAGGTGGGAACCGTTGCAAGGAACTGTATGATTGAAATTTGATAGCCCCACACATAGGCTTATTCTTCTTTTCAATTTTCACATCGTACTCATCAGGGTCGAAGGTGATAGTTATTGTGCCAGCGTAGACAGTTGATGAAACAAACAGAAGCAAAACAAGCAAGACGGAGTTTTTCATACAAGCCCCTTTTGTTTTATATTTGTAGTTAGGGGGCTATACACAAATACAACGGTCGGTGCAATGCTACCCCCCCACCTAAAATTTATCCGAGCCGCCCCACCTGGACAGCCCCCCTACCCCCTCGACTCACACACACTTGATTGATACTCAAGTGCTCAGTATGCGCTATATGCTTGTTATGGCTACGATTACCAGTGTGCATATCGCCTCAAGTGACGGTTCAAGTGACGGAACGTGTCATTCTTCCATTGCTTTTGCGAACACTGCCGCAAGGTTTACGGTGGATTGGCCGCGTTCTAGGCGCTCTTTGTCGTACATGATCCCGTAAACAGTCGCTAAATCCCTTGCGCTAGCCTTCTTTAATTTGTTGTGGTCAATGGCGTTAAGACACTCTATTTGCTTCACCGCCAATATGTCGCCCCTGTTCACTTTGTACTCTTCCAACGCAGTAACTTGCCCTGTGCGGAAGTCCACGCCATGCCTAGCGAACATCTGGCACACAGCCTGCTTGGATATGCCCACAAGTTTGCCAAGGTTCTTTGCTGAGATATTTGGATACTTCTCTTTCAGTTTTACCAGCGTGGCGAAGTGGGTATTCTTGGCAGCGGTCAGCCCTGGCATCAGGTCAACCGGGTCAATTACTGGGAGGGTATTGTCTTGTTCACTTTCCATGTCTGCCGCCGCGTTTTGGGTACGCGGCTCGATTGGTTGTGTTGTGGTGGTCATTAGCTGCTCACCTCTTGCAGTATGTGCAATAGTTCCACCTCTGCCGGGGAATCGTCCGATAGTTCCAGAAAGCCGTGAGCCGCCAGACATTTAATGTTGGCGATCTGTGTCCTCACCTCGCGGCGGAAGTGTTTCTTCTCTTCTTTCTTTATCTTTAAAGTCTTCATGGTTTTAATCTCTTATAATCTAATCTCTTCTATTCTCTTCTCTTACGGTACGTGGTTGTTATTTATTAAGGGTTTGCGTCATTTTGCTGCTTGTTTTTGCTGCTGAATTGATAAGATTTTTCGCTTTCTTCTCGTATTTTGCGTAATTCTGGTGAAAAAAATAAAATGCCATCCTGTTGTATAAGTTCGCATTCAATTAGTTTGTTTAAGCTGCTTCGGTACTCTTTGAGTGTGGCCCTAACCCTTCGGGCATTGTGTTTTTCGTTGATGGGTAAACAGCAGTCCTTGTGCATCCACATGTGGTCGAGCAGCGCCCGATAAATTGCCATGTCCTCAAGCGTTAGTTCGTCTATCCTGCTGTCGTTCCAAAACGTGTACGGGTTCCAGCGGTACCACTTTAGATTCTCGTGCATTTGGCATCAGCTCCATACCTTTCCACTGTCAAGGTTTGCCCCTGGTGTAATGCGCTCAGGTGGGGGAGCTGCCCACTTTTCGCCCCGTCGGGCTAGAGCGCAAATTTATTAGCCAGCCAGCTAGTCTGTTATATGCCCTTCAAATGGTTCATTAGCCGCGTTACTTCGCCTTGAACATAAAATCTTGCGCGTTCCCGTCCTGCCGCATGAATGCATCCTTCGTAATGTGTCGCGTTATGCCTAAGTATCGACCCCATGAGGTCATGTAACTGGACACTAATGTTCTTACTTAACCAATCAACGCCCTTGGCATCTGCCAGTTCACGTAACACCCTACGATTAGCCTTAGTAGCATTCGGGAAAAGCACCATAACAAGCATGTTCTTTCTATTTATATCCATGTGGCGCTCAGATGAGCCGCTCAATGGTTCGGCCATTGTCGTTGAGTAAGTAACATTCAGTGTTTACAAACAAATGGACGGCCCCTTGCGCTTCTGTGGAGAAGGCAGCAAAAAGTATTTCGCCATCTGCCGGTGTCGCCCATTGAACATGCTTACTGTCTAACAGCTTTTCACTGCCGTACAGCGTGTAATGTAATCCTTCCACGCCGTCATACATCCGCCATGAGTGCTTTACTGGTACGTCGTCAATGTTGATTCCGTCGTCGGTCCTTACTTTGAGTATCATGTGTCTTTCTCCCTCTCTAGCTGGCTAGCTAATCCTATTTACAGTGTTCCATCAACCACCTGATCCCTGCAATGTAATCGGGTTTAACTATCTGGCACCTGACCAGTACGCCGTCAGTGTTGAACGATATGCACCAGATACCACCTAGCGCATCATTGGGTGGCTCAAATAGCGAAACGGGGGCCTGATCGTATTTCGACCGCTGCCCCCGCTCGTTCATCGGTGCGTTCCTTTTTGTGCCATGTGCTTAATATACGCTTATTTTATGCGCTATGCAAAATAATTTGTTGGGCAACGTATTTTTTATTGACAAGGTGTGTGTAACTTGATATAACTTGAAACAATGGAGCAATTAATGGGAGGGGGGAAGATGAGAAAACAAAGCAAATACATTGGGAAACAATACATATTAACTGCATGTGATAACCACCAAATTAAAGTGGAGGTTACGGAACATTTTAAAAACGGAATACTGCGATGCAAAATTGTCGACGGTAATTTGCCAGGGGCCAATGAAAATATTGGATTTCAAATGAAAGTGAGTAGATTAAATATGCCAGGTATTTTTGAAGTATAACTAACCCCCGCAGCCACGCGGGAAAGGTAGCCCCCAAACACGGGGGCTTTTTAGTTTTCGCTCAAATTTGCGTTGTAAGCTGTCTTTACCTGCTAACCCTCATACCCCTTTCGCCCACGCAACAAATTACTTCCTGTGGCGGATTTGGTACGTTGTGCGGTTATTCTTTCATCACCTCCTGCGTAGTTATTGCTTCCAGTGCTTCCCGCGCTATCCTTCGCTCATGCTCCCTTGCTCCAACTGACCCGGCGATATAGGTAAGTGCCTCCCCCAACTCCCTCGCCCTCTCCCGCAGGTCGCTATTTTCGCTCATGGGGTCTCCTTCCGTGCCTTATATACCGCCATTGATACATCACCTGGCATCACTGTTGTAACTTTTTGAGGCTGGAAAAGATTACCAAAGGTCAGTTGGCCTAACCATACCTTTCGATTTCTAACCAAGTCCTCAATGTCGGCATCATCCAATTCCCAGCATGACCAAATCGTTACGCAATCATCGTTGCACCTAAAGGCAGGCAATTCCATATACTCCCGTTGCCCTCTACCTAACACAAAATTCTGTCCTTCAAATTCGATCGGTTTCATCTCCCCTCCCTCATCCTCGTTATGGCCGCGCAGATGGCGGCGGGTTAGACCCGTGTTTTTCTCTCGTACTCTCGGCCAGCGGTAAATGCCTCGTTTGCAAGTTTGTCGAGAAGCGCATTGAAATTGCTTTCAGTTAATGGATTCCTATCCTTGTTACTCTGGCTGGCCCAAGCACACAAACACTCCCTCAATCTACATGCCGTCTCATTGGTGGAGATGCTGACTGTGACTATTTCTCTGATTTCCATACTCTCCCCCTCCGTGGTATAACTCCCGCTGCACCGGGCGATCCGGTGAGGTTGGTGTTAGATTGTTAAAAGCTGTGCCTGTCGCAGACTGTTGACTCTGGATCATGCTCCAAACTTATTGCTGTGTCCCTCAAGCACACTACCGGATGGTCGCAAAAGTAAGTATCGTCACTACCTTTGTAATTAGGGTCTGGTTGTCTGTACCGGCAAGACAGGCAATTTTGCAACTTGATATGCCTAAAGTTTTTTGGTGGTAGCAATTTCACAAAAACCCCCAATCTAACCAGCTTACTGGTGCTGACTAGCAGCACAGCTTTTTGTTAGATATTCATAAACGTGATCCAGTGTGTGTTACTTCTCTTGCCGGACGGATGCCCGAACAGCGGCCGCCGATCCGTAAGCGCCAGCACTTCACCAACCTTGATTTGTGTCTCGTTCCACTTGAAAATGAGGACCCCGCCAGATTCCAGCACTCGGAAACATTCAGCAAAACCTTTCCGCAGATCATCCCGCCATGTGGCCACGTCCAATTTTCCGTATTTTGCTTTCAGCCAGCTATCAGCCCCGGCCCTGACAAGGTGTGGCGGGTCAAACACCACCAGCTTAAACGAGGACTCCTGGAATGGCAGGGCGCGAAAGTCCATGTGCATATCCGGTTCAATGGTAAGTGTCCGAGTGCCGTCCTCTCTATGGGAGCGGTCAGTTACCGTGATTGTCTCGTTACGAATATCCCCAAACACAGCACGGGAGTCCTGTTTATTGAACCAGAACATACGAGTTCCGCAGCATGGATCGAGTATTGTTTTTTGAGTTTGCATCATTCCTCCTGAATATCTAACCACCGCATGCACTCGGCCTATGGCCGGTGATGCTTGACCCGTTATGCGTCAATAATAACTTTCCACTTCTGCCCACTATTTTTATGTGCTTCGTGGATAATAACCGCTTCAGCATCAGTAAGGTCACCCGCTGAATTTTTAACTTCCACGGTGATATTGCCGTATTGCTTTCTAATTGGAATGATATGTTCTAACAATTCATCTATAGTCATCTTGTTCCCTCCCCCGCAGCGCGGGTGTTAGTCTTCCTCATCATCGTATTCTGAAAAATCCCCAGCTACTTTGTGGCACTCTTGGCAGACGTACCATGACCCATCAAGGATATACTCGCCGCCACATTCACAGGTCATCCCCTTCCCCTTTCATTGTAACGATTTAACGGCTGTCCTAAAATCCACTGAATAAATGTGCTGGTAGGCGGCGATGGGGTCAACCTTGTAATCGCACACCGGGCACACGGCTATGTTGTGTTTCGTCCCATGGAACATGGAAGGGTGGTTGTCGGGATGCTCGGGATTGATGCACCGACACTTACCCCGCGTAAACTCCAATATCAACTCAATAGGATGCTTCCGGGCGCGTTCTATCATTTCCTCCGTCACCTCATCAGTCCTGTCCAGATCCGCCATCGCCTTCTCAACTCGCCTTATCTCCACCTCACACCACCGGGCATCATCCAGCGCGTAATGTATGCCCACTGCGTCCTCTTCCGCCCAAAAATCGGCCATTGATAGCTTGAGGTAGCTTTCAAGAAATACCTTCCGCTTGTAGAGTGCGAAACGGTAAGGGATGCCGAAGTCTGCGGCGGCTTGCTTGATTTTGTAAAGTGTGTATGTGCGGTCTAGCATATAACTCCCGCATGTGCTGACCCTTGGCAGCACAGCTAGCTGTTCGCCTACATCGAGCAGGGGTGATCTTCTGCTTCCCACTCTTCGATAAGCTCTTGCATGTCACTGATAAAAAAAGCGACTCCAGTGTTTGCGCTTTCCCCGTCGTTATCCTGCAGAAGATCCATAGCCTCTTTGACTCTCTGTCTAAACTCACTTGCTTCCATCGTTCTCTCCTTTCAAAAGTAGGCGAACCAGCCGCTCAACCCGACCAAGCGGGTTATCTAAAACCGTCCGTTATCCCTCCCGGTAATACCGATAAGGTGCCTCATCCTGTTTATCGTGATACTGCATTGTTCCCCATTGATAATACAGCCCATACTTTCCTTCCGCCTCCGGCTCGTCCCTCGACTTGGAACAGTACAATATCGCGTCATACATAGCCTTGACGGTAAATATGTCCTTGTTGTTGGGTAGCTTCTCCCCTGATTCGTATATCTCCAAAAGGTCAGCTTTCTCTTTGTTGCGCCACACAGTCAACACGTTGTCTGCCATGTCGGTAATTGAGCCGGTGCCGCGTACATCCATCTTGCCGGGGATCTCGTGCTCATTCATCCCTTTGCGCGGGTGGGCTACTAGGTGGACATGCACCATCTTTTGCTGTGCGAAGGATTGCAGCCAATCTGCCACCCGCTTCTGACTGTTGTAATCGTCCTCGTCTAATCCACACTTCATTAAGCTGTCTATGACGAATTGAGTAACACCATTGTCTGCCTCCTCCGTAAATAGTTTGATAATCCGCTCCGCTTTGATTTGCCCCATGTGGCCGTGTATCTTCAGGGTATCGTCCCATTGCTCAAGACAGTCTGCTATCTCGTACTCCTCGGGGCGCTTGTTGGCGGTAGCCTGCACCACCATCCTTTGCAGCGTCCTACCCGGTGTCATTTCGTAGCTGGCAATGCACACCTTCTCCTGTGCCGCTATTGCGTCAAGCATCACTTGGGATAGGAATAAGCTCTTGCCGTGACCATTGAATCCTGTCCATACACTCATCTCCCCTCTGCCGAAAAATATATTGCGGCACTTGTCCCACCGTGGCTTAAATCCCGGCTTCGCTTCTTGGCTAGGATAGAATCGTTCCATTACCTCAGATATATAGCACTTGGCAGGTTTTATCATCTGACACCACGCATAGAGATGAACGATGGTGACTGTGGTGCTTCTTGATTAAGGTACTTGTCAAACTTGGTTCCGAATAGGGTATCAGGGGACAGGTATTGCTTCATCTTGTCATCGTCGCCCCACTCAGTAACCTTGTTATCTATGACGGTGTGAAAGTCTTCAAGTTTGTATCCCTCATTCCACCTAGCTCGGATAAATTTCTTGTGTGCTTCCGTAGGGCGGTATTTCCTCCCGGCCTTGTTGTTCAGGTAATCAAGGATAAGGGAATGGGGTATAGCTTCTTCTTTATTAGTACTGTTACTGTTACTGCTACTGGCTAGGGGTGTGCTAGATTCTGCTAGAGGTGTGCTAGAGCAAATCGTAGCACTGCTGGCTTTTTTCTTAGCACTGCTAGATTTTGCTAGACCTCCCTTTTTACCTGCATTCCTTTTTGTTTCCAGATAGTTGCGAGCTTCATTAATGATGGATTGTATAAAAGCAATGTCAGATTGTCCCTTAATCAAATCTTTTGCAAAGCGTGTCAAGGTTACGGTTTCACCTTCTGGGTCGGTTGCAAAATCAAGCAATGCCCCCGGTTCAATGCGGTAAAAAAACAGCTTGTCATTATCCTTCATGCAGTCTGTCCCTCCTTGACTGCTGCCCCAGCCATTAGTATGTAACTACAAAGTTTAAGGTTGCCGCTGCCAGCCAATAAACGGTCTTACGCCAATCTCCGTTGTAACAATAGACGCCGGCAGCACAGATATTGATAAATATAAGCATTGTTGGAAATAGGCGGCTCAATCGAATAACCCCAACTGATTAGGGTCATCCTTATGTGCGTCCTCACTTAACCACCAATCCATCATTTCCTGTGCAGAATTAAATATAATCTTGCGCGGTTTGCCTGTACGCTTGTTAGGCAAATGAGTAACTGGCCATGCCTTTTCAAAAATACGCATAAACCTGTCGTAGTATTGCGGATACATGGCAAACTCTTTCATCATCTGCTCTGGGCCAGCTTTAGGGCAACCTATGCAACCGTACCGTTTCACTCCCCTATCGTATCCCTGACAATATTTAACCCCTTCTGAGCGTATGTATTGCCACAGTTCGTCATCATCCCACTCTATAATAGGGTTAACGTATGTCTTAGACTTGTCGCGGTAACATTGTTCAACCGATCGGCGCTTTGACCTTCTCGCGCTTTCGGCCCACCGCACACCTAAAATAATTCTCCTGCCAGATGAAATAGGTAAGTTTTCTTTCAGATATTCACAACAGTAAGCAACTCCCCTTGTTGGTGGTAGCCCCTTATGCAGTATCAATTGCTCAATAGTCCTAAGCGGTTTATTTACGACTGTGTTGGGAAAGTTTTCACGGCCAAAATAAATCAATTCGGGGGCATCAAGACCGGTGTGGGAATGATGGGATTCATATTTGACACCCGATTTCTTAGCCAAATATTCAATCACGCATGAGTCCTTGCCAAAGGAGTTACAAAGAATGTAACCTTCTGGCGGTTCAAACGTCCTAAGCCTATCTATTGCGATAGCTTCAAGGTCGTACTCACCAAATAAATCTTGTCTTAGTAACATTAAATTCTCCGTGAAATAAAAAACCCCGCGCTAGGCTGGTGAGAGCAACCTAGGCGGGGCCATGGATACCCGCCGTAGCGGATAAACCAATCTTTCGCACAGTCTCTCACACTGTGTCTCTATTCAATTTTCCCCATTATCCAACAAATTACGTTGGCTGTCAAGGGTAATCTGTTGCTCAGCCCGACGCGCCCCCAATAGCCCGTACCCTGCAATATCCCGGTACGGTGATTCCCCTAGCGCGTCCCGGTCGGTGGCTATGCGAAACAGCTTGTCAACTATCCGTACAATGCAGAGCGCGTCATCCATCTGGTCGGGGCGGATACCTTCAGGGTAGAGTACGCGCATAATCTTCCCCGCCTTGCCGAAACTGTCACCGTATGCGGCTTGCTTCTCGTCTACCAGTGCGCCGACGCTTTCGCCAATATCTGCAAATTTTTTCATACTCCCTGCCCCCTTACCCACTCCATGACCCTGTGCGGATTGAAGCGGAACATTGACCCGCTGATCGGGACGCCAATGGGGAAGCCCGCGGGAAACTTTTTCATGGTGAGGTAGACGCCGGTCCCCTTGGTGATGGCGTCCCTACACGCCTGTATTAGCTCGTCCTTCATTTGTTCTCCTTTCGTTACCACGCCGTTGGTTTCATTTTACATGCAGCCTCTACCGCGTTAAAATCTCCTTTTTTTATCGCTTGGATAAAGCCATCAATAAGTTTTGCGGATTTCTTAACATCCCAAAAATCATAAATGGTTAAAGAAGTATTTGTTCCGCCATAGGTAAACACAGTTATTTCAAATCTAAATTCATCACCGTAGAAGTTAGCGGAAGTTTGTATTTGAAAGTTACTCTGCTTTAAATTGGATATTCTTGTCAGCACCTTGCGGAACATATTTAACAATTCCTGGTGACGATACTTTCTCAGCACCGATTCTTCGTCCTTAGACATAAACATGTGCTCTCCTTTCGTTACCAAGCTGCGCCAATAATCCGCGCCATATCCCTTGTCAGCGGTCGTTCCATCCTCTTCCAATCCCGCACATGGCACTGTAAATTAATGTCAATCTGCTCTTCATCAGTCATGAGCTGCGGCGGCTTCGGGCGGGGAATCCAGGGGGGATTCAACGGTTCATCCGGCCCCAATAACTCCCCCACATAGCTCCTTTTTTCCACCACCTTCGGCGCTACCAGTTTGCTATCCTCGTTCTTGCACGGCACGCTGCAATACTTGTCATTCGTGTGCAAATTGGCACATGGCGGGTAGGCGCAGCGGCGGAGGATGCGGGTAGGGTCTTTCACTTGCCACCTCCTTTCGAGAGTTCTATTATCCGGCGCACGCAAACGACTATTAAATCCAAAAGTTCCGCTATCAATCCATGGGGTCCATTTATGTCGCCGCGCTTGTACGCCTCGTCAACCTCGTTAAACTCATCCCTGGTAACTTGGTGCTGCTCGTAGTGGTCCAACATTTCCCATGAGGGATATTTAGCCAATGACTTCTGGCGGTATACCTGGTAAGCGGCGGCGCATACGTGGAGGAAGGAGGTCATGCTATTTCCCCTCCCAAGCCCCAAATTACCGGGCGCTCTCCTTGTCGCTCTACTATCCACAGCCCAGCATAGCCGGGAACGTGGTACGCCAACAGCCACGGCAATCTGTGCTTCTTCGCCTGCTCCTGTGCCTGTTTGCGCCACCGGCAAGGGTCAAGTAATTTGTGGTCTTTCACTTCGCACAGATGCGTGCGGCCATCGGGAGCAATGGCTACCAAGTCGGCATCATTCACCCCTGCGGATATGTCGATTACTGACCAGTCGCGGTTGCCTAGTTCAGCTTTGAACATGGTTTCAGCCAAACGTCCCTTGCGGCGTTGCATGAGTCCCATTACGCCCCCTTTATGTTGGTATCGTAATATCCCATCAATTCATCTTTTGCCTGTTCTATCGCTTTCTTTACGTCTACAAGCGTCTTTGCATCGCTGTCCCTTACCTTTTCCCTCAGAAACCATGTCAACGCCGCAGAGAGGTCGACGAACCACTGGAATGCTACCCATGTCGGTACAGCTTCTACCCCCTTTTCCGGTCGCACGTTTCTTAACTCGCAAACCTCAAAACACCTATCGCCGCCGCGTAGCATTTTTTTTTGTGCGCCCACCTTTATAATGACTTCCATTGTGTTTTCCTTTCTTTCCTCGGTGAAAAAATCGGTGGAGATAGGGGAGGTGCCTACCCCCACCGCGCCCCATCGGGGCATGTCAACCATATAACTATTTGAAATTAAAAAGGAATATCGTCGTCAGTGTTAAACTCCGGCACTTCCTCACTTACCGCCATCGCCGCCCCTTGCCGGTACTCGTCCGATTCCTTAATCATCTTCTGGATACCTTCGGAAAGGGAGTCGAATGTTTCATCATTCCAATTGGAAACATCGAACACGATGGACTGTGAAATTTGCGGGGCAACCTGCATCCCCTTGGGAAGCGCCATAACTGCGGATACTTTTGTCTTGCCGGTTTCGTTGGCGACAAGGGCCAACATGCAGGGTTTGCCAAGGATGTTAACAAGGTCAAAGCCCTTCAACTCTTCCTCGGTAAACGCCTTGCCCCGCCAGCTATCCAAGTCTTTGCGAAGGCTTGATTTCTTGTTAAGAGATGCCGTGTAAAACCGGGAAACAAGCCGGGGCTGTCCATCGTAATCCCCGCCCTCAATGAGTTCGGTGGGAAGTTCCCAGCCAACCATCACTTGCTGTTTTACCGTTGCTTTACCTTCGTACTCGCCGTGCTGTGTGCCAAGGTCGATGATGCGTACACACCGGGCGGGGTAGGTTCCCGGCTCTATCGACTTGTATTCCCCGCCTTGCTCCGAAACAGTTAATGCCATGTGTATTTCTCCTTTCGTATTAGTCCCAATCCGTGTTGGGATACCGTTTGATGCTCATGCGTTCGTGTGCCTCGTAGTGCAGCACCTCTTCACTTAATTCTAAGGGTTGTTCCCGGTTCAATGACCGCCCCCGGTACACTTTCACCTTCCTTAATTGCCCGTTTGATAGCGTCCCGGTCATAGCTGGTGGTAATGATGCGATACTTTGCGGGGATTGCGTTTTCATCGGTAATCTCCAATCGCCCCGCCGAAGGGGAAAGGGTAATCTTGAACGTGCCAGCCTCCACGCTGTTAATGTCTAGCCGCTCCATGGAGTAGCGTACATAGTTTTCCAGCCGATCAACTAAGTTTTCCATCGACTTACGACGAGAGGACAGGCGCTTTTCTTCGGCTTTGAACTTCTCAATCTCCCCCTTGAGGTCGGCGCGAAAATGACAAATGGAATTGTTCTTTTCCTGTAACTGACCAAACGCCGCTTCTATTTGTTCTTCTGTTGCTTCGTCCGACTCCATCAGTGCCAGCATTGCGTCTGTGATGTTGTACAAACTAGGTAAACTCATTCCTTCTCCCTCTCTTTCAAGTAATAACACTTCCCATTATCGCCAATGGTCAATGAGGTTTTCTGGCAGTCACCGTCACCGTTGTTGTGGATACAGGCGTGTACGTCGCATACGTAAACGTGCGGGGGGTGGGGGTTCATGCTGTTTTCTCCTTTACGTTAGGTACTGGCAAAAATGAGTAAAGACGGAAACCATGTCTCAATATCCATGCGTGCCAACTCGCCCTTTTGTTACCTTCCATTTTGAACATGGCGCGTAAGATAGCGAACCTAACGGAAGCAAGCGCACCCTCAGTAAATCCACCGCTTCTGCTGCGTGCTGCTGAGTACAACCCCCTTTCAGTGACCTTTTGAGCGCATGAAACCAAAAAAGCGGGATTGTTTATGACGTGTGGATAAATGAGCCGTATATACCTACGTCTGGCTTTATTCAGGTATCTGGCGCTGCGTCTAAATATTTGACGCTCTTTCTGTACCGTACTCATGCCGCCCTCCCCCCTATTTCTTCATTGGGCAATACCAGCCAATCCGTTGCCGCCAGGTCGCCAGTGGTAAAACGAAAGCCTTCCCCATCGTCACTTTCCAGCGACACATCGAAGGTGAGTGGGATGCAGCGGAGGCGGAAGGTCGGCCCCTTAATATTGGGGAGGTAAATTTCGCGGATAGCGAAGTATTCCCCCGGCGCTTCCTTGATATCGCTGTTGTCGATAACCTCTGTGAGTGTCACGTTTCCCCCTATTCCGGTATGCACTGCCGGTCACGAATGATCTTCTGCAATGCCGCTATCTTTTCATCCTTCTCCGTATCCGCCCCAAGTGCCGCGCAGAACAGGAAGCCCAGGATGAAGCCGACAGGAGCGCCCAGGATTGCCGCCACGTATAGCCATGTCATGGTTGCACCTCCGCTGCGGCTTTCTCGTAAATGGATATCCATTGGTGGAGTTGGCAGATGCGGTAGTTGGCCCATTCCGGTGTGGGTTCAGCACGAAGGTCGCAAACTTCAAAAAGGCCGCCAAATTTCGTATGATCACAATCGTGGCCCTCGCAAACACTCCATGGACAAGTCGGGCAACAACTGTCAAATTGACGCGCTATTTCGCAGAGAGGGCAATCAAAAACCTTTTTTCCGGTCCCCTCGTACCACGCCAGCAACTCCCGCATCGCCGGTAAAAACTTCTCCGGTGCCACTATCTCCCGTCCCTTGTATTTCATGACGGCAACCTGAACAGCAGCGCGCAGAGGATGACGACGACGGCGAGGCACTGTAGAAAGTCCTTGATAATGAGTTTGTATTTTGCGTCCATATTCCCTCCGTTGGTCAACGTAATTTGTTGGTTACTTGGGCGCAGCTACAAACACCGCGTCCATTGCCTCACGAGTCACATAACGATGCTTGCCCGGTTTGGTACTCGCCACCGTTCCCTTTACGCACATCAGGCGCAGGGTGCTCAATTTTACCCCGTACATTTCCGCCGCTGTTTTCAGCGTCATTGTTACGACTTCACTCATTGATTGCCTCCTCAAGTTGTTGTACCTGCTCGGCCAGTTGCCGTATTGCGTCCTTCGTTTCCCGTCCCTCGAATCCCTGCTCCCTTACCTGCGCCATCACCTCCATTACTTGCAAATCGATCATTTCCAGCAATGCAATTTGTTGCGTCATACTTTCCTCCTTGACATTTTGTTTGTAAAAGCCAATATTGCGAGATACCAGTTGAAGCAAGTCGTTTCGTTTCGCTTCGTGTTGTTCGTGTTATAAACGAGAAAAAACGGAATGTAAATACCCTTTTTTATTGTTTCAGATTATTTCAATTTAATGAGTTTGTAAGGGGAGAGGGTGGTGTTATGAGCAAAAGCGCCCGATTGGAACAGTATTGGAATTACAAGGGGTTTGACAGCGCCAACGCCTTTGCTAAGCACTTGGGCCTGCACTCCGACCACGTAGGGCCGCGCCTAGACAAAAAACAATCTAGCCGTACCCTGGAAAAGCGACTTAAAGAAATATGCCCTGATTTAAATTTGATATGGTTTATTACTGGTGAAGGAGAGATGCTAATGGACAAAAACGGGATGCCGGAACTTACTAACCTGTTCGACGAGATACGCGAGCTTTACAAGAAGGCTGAAACTAAATCTAAAAGCCACCTGATACTATCCACCCTTTACGGCAAGGTGGAAGAACTAAAAAGGGAGGGCTAAACAGCCCCCCCCATTCCCTACCCTTGTAGCCCCATTCTGATTAGGGCGCTGTCCGACTCGTCTGGCTCACAGACGATGATGATAGCGCACATCTTGTGCTCGTCCCGTTCCCCGCTCCGATAGATCTTCTGGATCTCGTTTAACTTACTCTGCGCGTCCATCGTCCGATACCGCTGCAAGACTGCCTCAGTTATTACCATTCGCGCTCCCCTTCCGCTTCCCGGTCACAGGTGGTCAGATCGTCGGTAGAGTTATATTCTCCCTATTGCAAGGTGTCAATGCCTTTTGCGTGAGCGTAAATACGGTTGCCAGCTAGTTTTTAGCGTAAACAAGGTTTACATTTTGCCCTTCAAATATGCAGAAAAATGAATGTTTGTTATTTTAAAAAATTGAATTTCACAACAATCTACAATAAAAAAAGTTGACTACATAAAAATAACTTGATATAACTTGGAACAACACACAACGTAATACTATGGTTAGGGGGCATATTATGTTACAAGAGATCATTGCAAGAAAGTTCCGCGAAACAAAATACGCAAACGTCAAGGACTGGTGGTCGGAGTCAAAATGTCCTCTGTCCGTGGAGATGTGTACACAGGTAATTTTTAGGGGCCGTGAGCCGTCCCTTCCCGCCGCCATTCAAATGTTATTTTTCCTGCAAGTACCCGCCGAGGAAATAGCCGACATTTGCCGCAAGCATGGGGATACGGTCTTCCACCGGCTTATCACGCCCGTTTCCCTGACTGACGAGGAAAGTCAAGTTCTAGGGCATTTTCGAGCGTTGCAGGGGGATAAACGGCAGTTGGCAATGTTGATGCTGGAACAACTAGGGAGGTGACGTATGCCGAAGAAAGCGCAGCCGTTCAAAATACTCCGCTGCCATTCCTGCCAGTACACGAAGAACGACAAGACCGGCAAGGCGAAAGCTAAGTGTCAGTGTGGCGCGGAAATGTACCCCTCCGAAAACTGGTACTCCCGCGTCATGCACAACGGGATAACTAAGGTACGCGCCCACACTACCCGCAAGGCCGACGCGGAAGATTTTATACACATGTGCGACATGGCGAGAAGGACAGGCGCAATCATGCCAGGGGAAGAGGTGGACATATCATGGAAGACGGCAAAAAAGAACGTGGAGAAGTGGTGGGAAGAGTCCAGCCTTTCCCGAGCCACCAAGGATTTCTATGCGTACATGATGCTACCACTGACAGAGTATTTCGGCGGCTCGTCCCTCCTGCGGATTACGAAAGAGGCCGTGGGCGATTACATGGTGAAGCGGCAAAGGGAAGTGTCAATTACCACCGCCCGGCACGAACTCAGTGCTTTGAAACGTATCTATAATATGCACCTTGAGCGGTTGGAGATGGAGGAGCGCCCGGCGTTGATGAAGAAGTGCATCATCATTGGCAAGATCAAGCCGCCAAAGTTGGATAACGAAATTGACCGGTTTTGCGAAGTAACCGAAGTAAGCAACGTCTTTGCCACCATTGAGGGGAACAAAAAGGCGAAAGATTACGACAAGGCAAGGACGAGATTAGGCATAATGCTAGGCGTAGGGCTGGGAATGCGCCCTATAAATATCTGCGGTCTTGAGTGGAAAGAGTTTGACTTGAAAGCCGGCACAATCGCTATTCCCAAATCGAAAATGAAGAACCGTAAGAAGGATTACATAACCGGCATCCCCCCCGGTATTCTTGCCGAGTTGACGGCATGGCGGAAGATGCAGAAGGTAATCAGCCCGTTCGTGTTCCCTTCCCCCAAGGATGCCAGCAAGCCTATCCGCAACATGCGTACCGCGATAAATAGGGCTATCAGGGAGGCGCATTTGAACGCGGAGGGGGTGGAAAGGAAGAAAAAGGTAACGCCCTATGTTCTGACGCGCCACACGTTTGCAAGTCAGGCGTTGATGAACAGCGGCGATTTAACGGCGGTCAGTGAGCAGTTGCACCACAGCAATATACAAATCACGAAAAGGAGGTATGCGAAGGTAAACGTGGACTACAAGAAGCAGAAGATGGACGAGTATGAAACAGGGGTGTTAAATAAAATGTTGGAGGGACGGAAATGAACAATGAGATATATGAAATTCTTTTGAAGTTGCCAAAGAAAAACATAATTAATTTGATGTGGGAAGCACTTGACCACATGCAAGCGTATAACTGTAGGTCACGCACGTACTGCATCCTTGAGTCCATGGGATATAAACAGGTTGAAGATAAAAAGTGGCGTCCGTGCTCTTTGGCTGAAATCAAAAAGAATACAGACAATATGGGTCTATAATTCACCCTTGCCATGCGCGGGAGGGCAACGTATTATGTTGGGTAATGTAACCAAAGAAAGGGGAATATCAGTGTTGCTATTTAAAGACGAAATCCAACGTGTGGGGGATGCTATTGGGCTAGAAGGTGAGTTCTTGGTTCATTACGGCACCGACAACATTATAGAAGCAATCAATGGAAACAGACTTGACATTGATCGGGCCATTGAAATGTTGAATATCGCTGCTGAGTATATCCGCACTCACTGGCCGGATGGTACTGTTTTTTATGATGAAACCGATTGCGACGGTTATTGTGTTGCAGACGACTGCAAAACTGCCGCTGAGTCTTTAATAACACACCACCCCTAGCCGCCGGGCTAGCGGGAGGGATAAGGGGGGGGTATGACAAAAGAACAATTGGCGGCACTTTTGAACGGTAGCGAATACGGTAACGAGGTAAGTGAGGTAGAAAGAAAGGATGCCGCCGCTGCCGGGTTGGTTATTGTTTACGGCACATCCGACGATTTGCTGGAATTTGACGGCGCAATTTATGACGAGGCCGCAGCATGGAACGGGGTGACAGTACGCGTAATTAATGCCGACCTTTTGCGCTCATGGGAGTCAATATGTGATGACGGTGACGAGGCCGAGTGTGAGCGATATTTTAAAGACAAGGCCCGGTCCAAAGAAATCAAAGCTATCTGGCATGACAGCGAAGGCGAATATGCATGGACCCTTGAAACGGACATACCTCACGCCACTTTTGACATTATGGAGGACGGAGAGAAATTTTCCAGGGGAATAGTTTTTTCATTGTCGGACCTGTAATACCTAAATCGTTTTGCACACAGAAATGTCATGTAAGAAAAAAGGGGCTAACCGTAATTGGCTAACCCCTTGAAATTATGGTGGAGCTGATCAGGATCGAACTGACGACCTCTTGAATGCCATTCAAGCGCTTACTGACGAAAAGTGCCGCAAGTATTGGGCATTATTTAGAAAAAACGTAGTCAAAATAATACGTTGGATAAAGTACCAAAAAAGAAGTGTTCTGTAATACTAGATACTTATTGCAAGTTGTGTTGTGTTGCTGTAGGATGCATTTGTCACTTAAACGTCACTTGGAGGGGGATATGGCTTTTGTGTTTGGGCTGGTAATTGGTGTATTCTGGCGTGACCTCAAATGGTTGACGTATGACTTTGCGAAAGCAATCTGCAAAGGCGCATACAATGCTATTCGCGTCTGCTGTTTTGGCGAACTGATGCCGGGAGTGAGTCGGTGGCAACCAGTGAAACAGCTTCTAAAAGTAATTTATTATGAGGCTAGAGCATACCTCAAATGGGAATGGCTAGCAGGATGCAAGCTGACCAAATCAAGATAGAGGGAGGGAAGGATGAAGCCCAAAACAATTAAACAATATCAGAAGCAAGTGGAAGAACTAAAAACCCTGCTCTCCTACTTGGTAAACGAAAACACAATACTTCCCCCACTAAACGATAAGGGGTGGTATGAAATCAAAACAAGCATCCATCCTTACGAGTATACAAAAATACAAAAACATTTAAAGGAGGGAAACTGATGTTAATACTATTTTGTAAGGTTTGCGATAAACAAACTGGTCATAGTGGCAGAGCGCCGTATGCCTTATGGGTAACTTGTAACGTATGCGGACACCGGCACTAACACATTAACCCCCGCCCGTCGCCCTAGCGTCGGGAAGGGTCGCTTAAACGTTGCTTGGAGGGGGATATGAGTGTAATTGATGAAAGCGGGATAACAGGCTATGGAGAGGTGCCAAGTAGGTTACAGCAAGAGGCGGCTTCCGCTGCATCGGCTGGTTCACTTGCCGACGGCAAACCATGCGGGCACCCCGGTTGTCTGAATCATGTTACGCACCCTTGCGAGAGATGCGGCAGAATCGCAGGGCGGAAAAGCGAGTGAACGGCTGCGGCTTCACCGGATCGCCCGGTGCAAGCCGTGGTTATTTTACTACCGCTGCGGATAGGGGGAAGAGGGGGGATTTAGCATGGTCTCGTGGTGGCGCCCAAAAGCAACCAATTTACTTACAATGCGTTGATATTGTTGCATTTAAAGTGGCTCCTAAATGGTCTCAAGTAAACGCTGGCATTACCTCACCGTCGCATCCCTCGCCGCGTTCGTGAGCAATCCCTGCGCTATCCCGGTAATGCCCACCAGCGGTGCGGTAAGCGCCTGTTCAATCATCGTCGGCCTCCCCCGGTTGTCGATGGATATTTGAACATCCCCGTTGCGGTAGAGGATAGCGCCATCGTACTGAGCATAAACCCGGTACGTGTCACCGTTGGGGAGGATGACCATTGATTGACGGTTGCCCCAGGTGGAGCAGCCGGTAAGTTGCGCCAGAAACAAAAGGATGACAATGTTTCTGTAGAAACTACCACATACCATTCGCACGCGCTTTCCCTCCCCCGAATAGCCAAGTACCCACCCACCACAATTTAGCCCGTACATACCGCCCCTCCTCCTCGAGTATGTCGTGGAGGATAGTGGAGGCTTGTAGGTTGGTAATCGGGGTGCCATCGTCAAACTCCCCCCGGTCACACGCCACATCATGCACCCACCATGCGCGGGAGGTGAGGTCAGGAATACCGGGGCCGGTTGCTCCGTCCGAGACGTACCCGGCAGGGACGGTGATGGTTTTGCCGTAACGGGAGACATACACTATCTCCCGGTCAAGGCGGTACTTGCCATTAGGCATCAGGGATTGATACAGGGCAAAGGCGGTCATTTTTCACGCTCCCACTCAGCATATTCGGCAGACGATACCGTTTCATATTGTTCCGCCATCACTTCTATAATGGGAATTAAATACTCTTGGTTAGTGGTTCTAGCACGTTCAATGCAATCACTTTGAGGCGTCGGGAACACATGGAACCGTCTTATCCATTTGTCATTAATCCACTCATCTCTTCTTTTTTTAGTAATGGCTGTCGTGTCTAAAATAACTTTTGTATGCCCAGCAAAAAACAGTGCCTTTACCATGTACCTTGCCGTAGTCCACACGATAGGCTCTGCCGCTGGCACAAAGGGATAAACACCCATTGATTGACGAATAGCGTCACAGGAAACAATGGGTATACCCTGTTCTTTTGCCCATGTGCTTTTGCCGCTCCTTGGTAATCCGATAGTCATTATAAGCTCGTTCATACCCTCCCCCTTCACATCAGTATTTTCTTTACGTCCTGAATGCCGCCGTCTATCTCTATCTGCACCGCCCCCAACTCAACCGGGTCATATCCGAACCGTTCAGCGTAGCCGGAACAGCCGAGGGCGAATAATTTAAGGAAAGAGCCGGTGTTGACGTACCAGCGGAGGTGATCTGGAATATACGCACTTTCCTGCGCCGTCTGCGTGTAATGCTGCTTGATGTACTCTCCACTGTCGGTCAGGTACAAAGAACGCTCTGGACGGGAAATTACAAGCTTGTGCGTGTGTCCCATTGCCATCAACACACAATCCGCCGCTTTTGCTGCCAACTTCCGCTTGAGGCTCAATTTCATGTTGCTCTTGCGGCGTATGGGGTCATCGGCATGAGATGAAACATTGCCGTAGCCGTGAGTAGTGAAAAGTTTAAACCGTGTCTTTCCCTTACTGTCCGTCACAGTCAACTTGCTGGAATAAGTGCCGTATGGTACCTCCAACTGCTTGCACACTACGTCACGGATGAAATTGATGTACTTGGATAGCTTGTAATCGTGGTTGCCATCGTTGATGTAAAGTATTTGTTTGGCTACAGGGCGTAATATGTCCGTTACACGCTCATACTGACGCATCGGGGTTATCAGCGTCTTATCGACTGTTTCCTCGTCAAACCGTTTATCGTCTACTGCAATGGATTCCGCAAGGTCGCCTAACACTATTAGCCGGTTGCTAGGCTTACTCCGCACCATATCTACCAATTGCCCGATACGGTCATAGTCAGTCAGGACGCAACCAACATGAAAATCACTTGCCAGGTACAGATTGAACTTCTGAGGCAAAGCGTGAGTGAATAACTGCATACGACTCCTTTCGATATACCCGCGTACCTTCCCGGCAGAATATGCAATCTACATAGTCCTCGTCCATTTCGGGGTGAAGAACCGCCGCACATTTTAAGCAAAGCCCTTGCTCCCTCCGTCTTTGCCGTACCCTTAGCATCCTTCTACGGTTGTTCTCGGCGTGAATGTCGCAACAATGCCCCACGGTTGCGGGGCGGGAGCACTCCCGGCATAATCCGGATTCAATATGGCGGCGTTTACCTGCGGCGTTCAAACGTGTGCTACTCCTTCGTGATAGTCGGGGCAATGGTCACACTTGCCACAGGTGGCGATACGCGGCTCCCCCCGTTCGATGCAGACAAAAAACAGCGCCTCCGGCTCCTTGCGCCATGGGTAGACTAGGCGATCTGGACCTCTCCCGCTTTCCACTTTGCCTGTACTGTTCGCCATGTCTTATCCTCCACATGAGGCGCATCAAAGATAGTGGTGAAATAGAAACCGGAGGTTAGCCCCAATTCTCGCGCAATATCCGCCATTGTCTGCCATGTCGCTTTAGGCGCTTCCCACCAGATACGACCATCCCGACGCATTGGGGCAAGGTCGGCAGCTAGTCCAAAATTGTGAGCGGAGGAACCGGGACGCGCATTTGTGACTACTTTCCCCGGTGCCGTTCTCCCCTGCTCATACAGCTTGAGCTGTTCCGCCATTGTGCGCCGGCCAGAGGTGATAACCCATTTAAGTTTCGTTGTCATCTCGGTGCGGTGTATCAGCTCCTTCACCTTCTCCGCAAACTCCGGTTCTAGCGTCTCTATTCTGCTCATATTGCTTGCACTCCTTCCATTTACAATGCGTCCACCTATCGTAATTGTGGTGCTGGCAATGAAACATTTTCACCCCGCTTGCTGCACCCGGCGCAGAGTTTACCTAGTCCGTGGTGTCCGTACTCCCGGTAAATCGGGCAATAGGTCATGTTGGCTCCTTACTTTAGGAAAAAGCCCTTCACCAGCTCAGTAATCCCCACTTCATTGATTACCCAAAACGACAACCCGCCAATGATCCAATTTTTGACCTTGGCAAAGTCAGAGGAAAGGGTGGTAAGGCTACTATTAAGCGTGGTCAATATTGCGTCGTGGTCCGTAATCTTCCCCTCCGCTCTGGTCAATCGTTGCTCATGGCCTATAATAAGGTTGTCGTCATGGTCCACTCTCTCCACCTCCTCACAGTGTTTGAAGTTCGTTTGCCAGGATGCTGCGTTCGTGGGGTTGGTACATATCAGTTGCAGGTACATCCCCCGCCAGAATCGACGGCAGAGGAACAGTAGCCCAAGGTTTTCCCATCAGACTTCCAGCAGATTACTTTGTTTGCTGAACCGCCGTTTTGAAAAGTTGCTGCGCCACCATAGGTAATTCTAAACTTTTCAGCCGCTACCCCATTTGTTGCAGGAGCAAAAATAATGTCTCCGGTGTCATCGTCATTGTTTGAGCGTACCGCAGCAACCTGTCCTAAAAGTTGGTTTGTAGCCCCACTGTCGGTAGCTCGGAAAGCTATGGCAGAACCGAAACCATCAGCCATATCATTGGTGGTGATGTGGTTTACAGCAAATGAGGCGCGATATACATTTGTTTCAGTGTGTGACCGTGAAGATTGCATGGATAAGGAGTTGGCATTGGTGAATGTGAGTAAACCACCTGTTAAACGGCCATACTCGGTATTGTCTTCTGTGAAAGTAATATACCCGTCTCCGGTGTCGGTCGTTGTTATTGCTGTATCTCCGGTAGAGATACTTGTAGCCGTTCCTGAATTACCATCGTCCATCACGTACCAACCTTCATAAGTTCCGGCCAAATATTTGAAATGAACCCCTTTGCCGGTTGGTATAGAGTAAGAACCGTCTACTACCCCATTCAATTTCTGCCCAGCCGACAGCGGGGCTATTGTTTGCGCGTTGGCGTTATTGTTACGGATAAAGATAGAAAATCCATTAATTGAGGGATAGGCAGGAAGCCTTGTTATGGTGGTGCCACCTGTGTCGGTCAGGAATATAGCATTGTCGCCCGCTGCTATTGTCCCGGCTGGGGCAATTACTTTTACCGCAGGGATTGCTGTGATAGTTTCCCACTGCCCATTGCCGTCTGCATCGGTGGCTGTCCATACGTAGCCATCGGTGGCTGTCGCATGGTCTATTTTAAGTGCAGGAGTGGTGAGCAATGCCCCTGTTTTATTGACCGTAATGTTTCCGGCACTTGTCAGCGTCAACACGTCATTTGCAGATGCGCCGGTGGTCGCCGTATTGTCAGGATTGAGGTTAAATATGAGTGAGTGGCTAGTATCTGATGCTGTGTGGCTAGCTGTAGCCTTGGCGTAAATATAGACAAGGGGGTTTGTTACTGATGCAGCAGAAACATCGTCGGTCGATTGGTATGTTCTCCAATCCAGTGCAGCAAACATATCCCCGCTTTGCGCTCTCAATGGAGATGCTATGGTCCCCCTCGACCAACGCTGTGAAAGTGCTGCCGGGGTGGCCGCTGGCGCTGGCGCTGTATCGACGGCAGCAGTGTACAGCCATCCCGCACCCAAGCCGCTTGCAAGACTCCTTTTCAATATTATTCTGGAATTGGAATCAAAAGTAAGATCATCCGACCCTTCAAGCGCCCCACTGCTATTAAACTGTATTGTCCGGTCATTGCCGCCCGGTGTTCCAGCCCCACCAGTATCATAGTTAGTATTCCCGGTGCCTGAATCAGTTATTGCCGTTGTCACCAGTGACGAGCCTATATTTTGTCCATAAAACGAATCACTGATAGACGCTCCAAGACTCACACCTTTGGTTTTTACAATGCCCCGCGAAGTCCAGAACGTAGGTGATGAGGCGGGAGTATTCCCGGTGTTGCTATCTTGCAATGAGTGGTAAACAACGCCGCTTGATAGCACTGTGTCCCACATCTTATAGGTAGTCCCGGCAGAGTAAGTCGCAGGGTTGACCGAGTTAAAATTGTTGCCTACAACTTGCACGTTGGTTGCTGTGCCAGTGGCGGAAACATAATAGGCGTCTGTTTCGACTACTGAACCCGTAGAACCAACAAGCATATTCTGAAATGTGTTACCGTTGATTTGCACGTTAGAAGTGCTGTCAACTAAAATATATTCGTGAGTATTGTTGGAAATCTGGTTGTTCTTAATACTGATAGTCTTAGCACCAGCAGATCCATCCACCCTTACTCCGTATTTTCCTGACCGGATATTGTTGTCGTGAATATTAATACCTTCGGCGGCTTGTACCAAAATACACGCATCGTCAACATTGGCGTCGATCTGATTGCCAACAACCGTCACCATGCTGGAAACCATCGTTGACTCCCCGGTTATTACGGAACTTGTCAGTAATAGTGGGGCGGAACCGGCAGAACCTTTTGATACTTGGAATATTCGGTTTCCCATGATAACGGAGTTTTTCAGCCCCATTGCCTTTAGCGCATACTCAGTGTTGGTGCCGTTGCCGTGAAAAACATTGTTAATAATCTGGTAGCCCTGCATCCGTTCCAGTTCAGCTACAGGGTTCCCACCATAAAACCAGTTATTTACTATGTAACCATCATTGGTCTGCCCCTTGTATGCTCCATTGTCAACATGGGTAAACGTCTTGATAAGCGGCTTAGTGGGAGTGGCATAGATATTCTGAATGTGCATCCCGTAAAGGATAATATCCTGATCATTGGAAGGGTGAGTTGTGGCGTAATCAAGTACGGTTATGTCACTATTGGCAACAATCCCCGTAGCATCGTTATTTAGCCTTCTGCCAAACTGCCCAATAAGAGGCATGGCGTATTCATTGGTAAGGGTGGCGGTCACAAGATAGCGTTTCCAGGGGAACACAACCGGAATACCATAGGATGAATTATTACCAGACAATACCGCTGCCGCGTCTATGGCTGCCTGTATCGCTGCCGTATCGTCGGTTACACCATCTCCGACTACTCCATAATCAAGAACATTAACAAAACGCCCACTGTTTAATGCGTTGGCTACTGCGGGAGGAAGTTCGCTATAATCCAATATTCCCGCTTTGCTCGCATAAGTTGCCTCCACCTCATCCACCGTAGCCCTGCCCCCACCTGCGGAGGTGTATTCGTTAAACCCGGCGATGGTCTTGTACGTGGAGGCGGCGGTGGTGGTGGCTAGCTTGGTGTTTATTTGCGTCTGTGCCGCACTGGTCAACCCAGCAATGTAGCTGAACTCTGTAGCGGTGGGCGTTGCGTTGCCTTTGTAAGAAGTAGCATCCCCACTGAAACCACCTCCCGCTATTGCCGACGAAAGGTTATCCAGCACAGCATCAAGGCCGGTTATTGCGCTTCTTGGGTGCTGGTCGGCAGTATCCCTCCCGGTAAGGTTGCCGTGAACAGTTACCCCCCCGCCCCCTATCGCCTGCCCGTTGTATGTCGGACCAGCGCCAAATTTCAACAGTGTTGAATGGTTAGGAAATACTTGATCGTCACCACCCTCCCTGTGAGAATTTGCGTGTTTCTTTATTACGGCAGTTGAACCGCCGATTGGGGGAGAACCGGCTATTGCAATCGTGACGATTAAAGCCAGTGTAATTATCAGGGAAACAGGGAGAGACTTCTTGAACATTGGCAAACCCCTTTTGCTAGCCAAAGTATTATGTTTGATGACTAGACGTGTTTCAGCGCACCAGAAATCTTAGCAGCCTTCTCCGCTATCTCTTCTTCTTCGCCCTCTGCCGCCCATGCCACATTTCCCGCTTCGGCTTCCGCTTTCATAGCGTTCATATCGTGAACAATGTCGCCAGATTTGGTAACGGCCATGTCAATGGTGTCTAATCCGTCACGTTTCGGGTAGCCAAGGAGCAAACTTTCAGCATTGCCGCCTTTTCTAAGGTCTTTTTTAGCCTGAAATATCGAATCAGCCATAGAACCGCCGTAAATACCCTGTACGGCTCTCTTGTCTATTACAAAGGCATTGCCCTTACCGTCAGGCCAAAATACCTTTGTGGTCGCAATACGGGAGTCGAGTTTTAGCGCCTTTGCCTCCGAAATTGTCATTTTGACCACCGGCTTGAGGTCGGGAGCTATTTCCTGTAATTCAAGCGAATCGGCCCCGGTTACTGCTGCTCCTTCAAGGTCGTCGTGAGTGGGGCGGGGGATATATCTGTATGGTGTGAACATAATTTACCGCCTTTCATGTTACTGTTTACGCCTAGTTCTAGCTCCGATGAATGGATCGTAATACGTCGCTTCCGGTTGTTGTAAATTCAATGGGGTGCGAGGTAGTGAGTTGTTGGGGGATAAAGGCGCTTGCAAATTAATTGGTGTTCTTGTTGCTGAAGGGTTGCTAGCCGGTATACGCGTTCCAATAGCAAAATCGCTTAGGGTTATTGGCCCTCTTGGCAAGTTGTTAGGGTTCCTATTGTTTGGCTGGTTTTGGGTAGGCCGTCTCGCTCCAATAGTTTTATCGAAATAAGTAGACACCTCCGGCAGCGGTATCGGGTCAGGTGTTGGTGGCCCCATGGGAGATTGCTTGTTTTTGAGTTTGTCCACCCGTTCAAACATTTTCTTGATTGCCGTGTCAGGCTTGTTCATGTGCTTCATCCGCGCCTTAATCGCCTGCATCGTTCCCGCTTTTGCCATGCCTACCGGGTCGAGCCGCAACAAGGCGGATACAGCCTCTGCGCCTGTCGCAACATTGGCTATATCAAAAAACCCGTTGGGCGCAGCTCTGCCGCTTACAACTGCGCGTTGGTTTACGTCCTTCTCCAAAGCCTTGAGTGCGCCATACTTATTTTTAATCTGCTGGTATCCCGGCCCCTCAAGGTTGGTGATAGTGTCGTCAAGGGACCGGCGCAAGGTGTTAACAATGGCCGCATCAACAGCTACTTTTGAAGCGGCGTCGTAGGAGGGGTTTTTGTAAAAAGCCTCAAGGGATGCGTTGTAAGAAGCAATTGCGCTTTGTGCCTGTTCGGGAGTGTACGCGCCACGCTTTGTGTATGTGTCGGCCATCTTCTTTGCGTAGGCTACTAATCCCGGCTTCATGTCTTGCAATGCTACGTTGCCGATAATTGGCGCGAGTTCTGCGGCCACACCGTCAAGTGGGACTATTGCCCCCGCTTCCCCTGCCGCCTGCTTCATTCCATCGTACTCTTTAAAAACAATTCGCTTTGCCTGGTCTATGGCTTGGGCAAATTGTGAGTTGGTTTCTGGTAGTTTACCTCGTACCACTTCCCCTTTCGCCGTGGTCAACTCTAGCGCGTCCTTATTGTCGATGATGGTTTCCACAGTAGTTTTGGCGTTCTGATTATAAGCCCTAACTTGGGGGTCGGTACGCTTGCCGGATACAGGGGGGCGAATGCCTTTCTTTACTCCGTATTCAATGGCAAAATTAATATCCGGTTCCATGTTTTTGGGTGTGTTTTTGTAAGCCTGCCGTACCTTTGCCGCCTTGCTCACTGCCTTACCAGCGCCCAACAGTGCTGCGGTATCCATACCGGCTTCTATCCCACCACGAACAATATCGCCGCCAACAGTATTAGGTAGTGCGCGGTTTACCTTGTCAACGCCGTAACTCAACACTTCGCCCATCATCGAGGATTCCATGGGACCTTCAAGTACCGGCCTTGACTGAATCAATTGAGATGCCTTGTCCACACCAACAAAAGGAGCGGCGGCTATTCCGGCAAGGCCAGATAATGACTTAATCGCGGCGTTTGCCGGGGCGGTTACAGCTTCCTGTGCAAGTCTGAACGGTTCCTTGACCACGTTGGCTGCAGTTTCTTTTGCAGGTGTGTTTCTTATACGCGTTCCCAGCGTCCCTTCGTTGCGAAGAAACTCTTCCCGGTTTTTTGCCCACGTTGCGTCATTTTGTGGCATGGGTGTGGATTGTCCTGTACCCGCTATGGCTTCCAATTCAGCATCAGAGTATTGCGAAAGGTCGCCATTGTTGGCAATTGCCGCCAATTCCTCATCACTGTATTTATCGAGCGCCATTACTTGCCCCCTGCCCTGCGGCGTGCGAGTTCTGCCGCTGCCTGTTGCGGAGTTATCGGCTGTTTCGGCGGTTGCTTGTTGTCTAGTGCATTCTTACGCGGCACAACTCGTTCAGGATTGTACCCGTAATCCCGCGCAAGCCCCTTGTATTCGCCTACGCGGTTGTTGTACTGCTGAGAGGCAATAACCGAGAAGTTATCAACCATGCGCTGAAGTGCAGCCCGTTCGGTTGCATCTAAGCCAGCACCGCCCTTTTGTATCTTGTCCCACTTACCCTTAATGCGGCTGAGAACAGACAAATCTTGCGGGGTACGGGCATATTCCGATTCACGCACAACAGAGGCAGGGTCAAGCATCTTATTAAAGATGGTGATAATAGATTGGTCTACAGCAACATTAGACCCCTTGCCCTGTTCGGCAAGCGCCTTGACCGCCCGTTGTGTCTGCGCTTCCACTGTCGGGTATTCCTTAACTTCCGGCAGTGATAGGAACTCTTTTCTAAGGTCACGTTCGTCCTTAAAGTCTCGCCGCTGTTCGTTGTTGATAGTGATACGAGGGGCAGGCGCTACGCTGGTTGTCTGCGCTATGTTCTTTGGAGCGCCGAGGGCGAAGTTTTGCAATAAGCCGGTTTCCTGCGAACGTCCTACGCCGATAGAGTACGGTTCAGGAGCTCCCATCGGCTTCTCTTTCCAATACTCCCGGTTCATGTCGGCAAACCGTTTAATGTCCTCCCCCTGGAACACGCCGGGATATTGAGAGGCAAGGTCGGCATAAGCGGCTTGAAGTTCACTCAGGTTTTTGTATGACCCGCGCTCAATTTCGGCAAGTTTGCGGTAGGCGTCGGGAGTGTAGCCGCGAACGTTTGACTTGTACGCCGTCTCCTGCTGTGTTGCCCCGGCCTTAGTCCAATCATCCATCTTCCCGCCAGCCTCCTTCATAAAGGCCGACAGTTCGCCCGGTGTCATGTTGGCTGCTACCTGGTTAAGCGGCGTGTTGGGGTCTTTCTGGAAAGCGGAAATTAGTTTGCCATACCCGCCAGCAAGGTCTTTCTTCTGCAACCCCTCTTCCTGCTGCTTGTCTATCGCTCCCAACACCTTCGCGCCGGTTTCGAAGTCGGGCGAGTAAACTCCGGTGCCTATCTTGGTCTTTAGCTGCCGGAAGCGGTCGCGTTGAGTAGGAATGCTGCCGCTCAGTATCCCGCCGGAGGGGTTATCGTCCCATTGCGGTTGCGTTTCAGGGGCGGACTGTGCCAGCGCAAAGTCGGACAACACTTGCCGGTTATTGTCCACCGTGTTGTTTTCTTTGATCGACTTATACAGCCCCATCCAATCATTCGCCATTTCAGGGGCTATCTTTGCCGCGCCAAGGGCTAATGCCCATCCCGGTATCGACATTGTTTAGTACCTCCGAAACCGCCGCAGGTAGGAGTTTTCCGGCTGCTGATAAGATATATTCGTTACCATCGGGGGCGCTTCCGGTGCCGCTGCGCCATTGGTCAAACTGTTGAGTTTGGCAAGAGCGTAGCCGTAGGTTTCGGGATTATTGCCCCGATTTTTGTACGCCTGCACAATGTTTTGCTCCCCACCTTTGTTTAGCCGGTCGTACATATTTACAGCCTTATCCATAAAGCCGGGGGTAGCGGTCCCATAAGTGTCTATGTTCTGCCCTGCCGCCGCTGTCGGTCCCATATTTGAAGCGGCTGCAACATTGTCGGCACCACCAAAAGAAAAGCCCTGTGTTCCTGCGCCTACGCCGTTTGACACTGGACCTGCACCGCTACCCATCACTCCACTTGTCATACTGCCGTATGACCCTACACCACCCGCCGCCCCTTGCCCCACACTGGATACACCTTGTCCTGCACCGGATACACCGGATGCTGCCGATTGAGATTCAGACATAGTTAGTACCTCCTGAAACGGGAAAGAAGGGATGGTTGATAGGGGGCAACATCTGAGCGGTACGGCTTATCACTGCCAAGCATATACCCCCCCTCCCCCGCTGGCATCTGCTCGAAAGCGGCTAGTTCCTGCTGTGCCATTCCTGACGCCATTGGGATATTTTGACCGCCACCGTGAGACATGGTAACACTGGCTAGTCCCAAGGGGGCGGCACCAACTGCGCTTGAATCCTTGTCGATTCGTGGTGCCGATTCGTACTTCATGCGGGGGTCTTTGTTCTGCTGGTTAAGAGACTGCGCCTGTATCCCCGCTTGGTTAGATTCAGCCCTTGATTTAAGTTGGGCAAGGCCAAGTTGAGCTATCCAATCCCATGCCATGTTATATACTCCACCCACCACCGGACGAGGACGACACCACCCCGCCAGTGTTGTTATAAAGCCCCTGTGCGAAGTCGAGCGGTCGCCATTTGGCTTGATATTCCCGGTCCTGTTCGGTCATGTTTGCCTCGTTCAGCATACCGGCGCGGCTCAAGTTGTATTGATTTTGATTTGCTGTGTTGCTTAATCCGAACTGGTTGGCCTCGTTTGCCTTAGACAAAGCAAACTGATTCTGTGCCGCTGCGTTGGATAGTCCGAACTGGTTTTGACTGTCGGCACGGCTCATTTGATACTGATTCTGTGCCGTAGTGTCGGCGAGGTTGAATTGATTGGATTCGTTAGCCCTGCTGAGTGCGAACTGGTTAAGCGTCTGCAACTCGTTTGCCTGTGCGCCATACCTTTGTGTTGCCGCCTCCGCTCCCGCTTGCGTGTAGGCCGGGAGAAACGATTGTTCAAACTCTTCCTGTTGTACCTGGACCGGCGCGCCGGATGCCCATATGCCACGGTCGGCCATAGCTTGCTCTATATCTTGTTTCCGCAGTGACCATGCTCTTTCAAGGGGCGCTGTACGGGATGCCACCATGCTTTGCTCGAGCCGGTCGTAATCCCCGCCGCTCATAGTACGTGCATCCCCCACATCACTGAACATAGCCGAACGTGCCGCGCCGGGGTCGTTATACGAGGCATTAACCGCGCTGCCGGGGTCATTGTAAGTTGCACCCTTTGCTGTGCCAGGGTCGGTTATCGGGGTGCGTGAGTAGGCCGGGGCGTTGAGCGAGTAGCCGGTCGACGTTTGGTTTACTAGGTCAGGAGCGGCACTATAAAAACTTTCCATCCCGGCATCAAACGCACCCTTTCTCTGTTGCGGTGTTAGTGGTGCTGATTCGGATCTTGTGTCATTACTGCCCATGGCTTCCCTCCTGCCTAAAGAACGTCTTTAATGTGTCGTCCTTTTCCGGTCTAACTCTGTGCCAAAAAACACCTTTCATGCCCTTGGCCTGCTCCCGTAAGCCCTTAACTATTTCGCGGATTCCTGCTGCCCCTGCTTTATTGCCGCATTCGGTAACGTACATTACTGAGCCTTGGAATACATCATATGGCCGCATTCTTTCGGTTACGGCCTCCACGTCTTCAGGGCGAATTTTCCAATAAGAGGCGAAATATAATATTTTGCTGTCAGTATCCCTTTTCAACACATACTGCCCACTTGCCAGCGCCCACAGGATATTAGTTTCAAGATCCCCGGTAAGTCTGGTGTACGTGTCGCCGCAGGAGAACAGGAACGCGATAATCTCGTCGCACAGTGGGCCAGCTTCGGCGTAGGTCATCAAACCACTATCCTTAATTCGCCAGTGACGGTTTTGTAAAACCTCCCAACAGGTAAACCCGCTGCCGCCGCTGTAGCGTTATCTGCGTAAGCCGGGAGTTCGGGGCATTCTGGATTGTTCAGATAATGGACGATCTCTTCTAACTGTGCGTCAAGTTTGCGGTTTTCAGCGTTATGTGTTTTGTGTGCTGGCATACTAGAAAGCCACCTTGACGCCTAGTTGATAATTCCTTACTACCGTTGTTGCTTCAATCCCTATGGTCAGCGCCTGCCATGCTGTGCGCCATTTGTCCGGTAACAGGTAGCTTATAAGCGCGTGTCCAGCTAGCGTTCCAGCAAACCAGGCGTCCACTCGGTCGCGGCTGGGGTGGCCGCCAAGAATGCCGTTTGTCTCTTTCCACTGCCCCTGTCGTTTGGCAATTAAACGAGTTTGCTGCCAATCCATTATGTGAACCGTTGCATAGGTGGCTTCCATAACTGTGTCAGTAGTTGACCACTCAGCGTAAGCAATAGTTGGTAGTAAGCAAAACATTAAAAGTAGCACTTTCATTAATTTGGGCCAATCGCAATGAAACTAAAAGCGTTATCTTGTGTAGACCCCGCAACAGTGGTGATGTACACTGTCATTCCCGTTGTAGATGGATTTAGTTCAAGCGATTTTCCAAAACCTGTACCGTGTAACGATGAACCAACAGACGGGTTATCGGAAAACGCGTCTGCCCATGAAATTGTATAATTACCGGTGCTATGTCCTGATACTGTAAAACCGCTACCTTCACCTATTGTTCCATTAGCATTGACTGTGCCTCTAATGATGCGTAATCCGTCCTCGCTTCTTGTATAAGGTATGCTTCCCGTACCTGCCGAATCCGTTGCAGTGGTAGCAGCCGTAGCACTGTCGGCGCTCCCCGCCGAGGTCGCATAAGTAACAGACTGATCGCCAATGTTTGTAGTGGTAATAGCTGTGCTGGCTGGCTGAAAATAGGCGATGCTCTCACCGTCAAGTAAGTCGGCGTTGAGTCCAGAGGAGGTGCCGTCGTTGGCTGTGTGCCAGAGAGTATATCCGCTCCACGTTTTAGGCGAGTCTGTGCCAAGGTACAACGTGTCATCACTCGCCACGCCGATAATATTAACGAATCCAGTACCCGCCACGTCCTTAGATATTATGAAACTATCGTTGTTTAAAAGTAAATCAGCGCCGGAAGTTAACACAGGTATTTGATTCGCACCGGGCGTCTGTGAGGCGCTGAATGTATCTACACTGCCAGCATTGCCGCTTACATCTCCGGTTACATTGCCGGTCACATTACCTGTTACGTTACCTGTCACATTGCCGGTAAGGTTGGCGGTCACTGCTCCCGCGCTAAAATTACCTGAAGCGTCCCGCAGCACTATTGAACTTGCTGTGTTTGTAGATGCCAGCGGATACCCGGTTGATACCCGAGCCGATACCGCCGATGCATTTCCGCCTACAGGGGTAATTATGGAGTGCTCCACGCTGGTTATGGGGCTGGTCAAAATAGCGTTGGCAAGGGTTACATGCGTCTTGCCATTTCCAGAGTTATAAGTTGCTGCTGATACCTCACTATATGCCGCCCCTGCCGCAAGGTTGGCTTTCAACCGGCGATAGGTGATGTAAATATCTGTCTGATCGCCAGTAACAAGGAACTTTGTGGAAGAGGAATATTGATATTGAGTGAAACCAGGATTGAGCCACTGGCTACCCGCTGTCACTCCTGATATGTTCTTGAATGTGCCATCTTCGTTAAGCGCCATATCCAGACGTGCATCGAGGGTGGTTTTAGTACCTGCCGCTTGGTTCATTCCCCCAATGGCCGCGTTCACGCCGGTCACGACTGCGTCAAAGTTGGCGTTAACCTTGCCTGCTTCCGCTTTGGTCGAAGAGGTAAAGGTGTACGGTTTAGTCACAAGTGAGATACCGTAAACCGAAACTGAACACGCCATAACTATCAAAGATGCCGCAAAGAGCCGTTTCATAAATCTCCGTGCCTCCGCCACTTTGTCACATACCCAAGGTATTTGATGCGGTCGAGTGCTGTTATCCGAAAAGAAATCCTGTTGCCTAAGACGCTGTGTAGATAAAAGGGGTCAGTAATCCGTAAGACTTCGCCCCACTCCTTTTCGTCCCAATTCCCTTCATCCCATACAAGCGAGTTGTCAACAATGCTGTCTATGGACTTGAACCCCTCAAGGTTGCCGTAATCCACGTCATAGCCAAAAGTAATGGCAGAGTTGACGGTGCCAAGGGATTCAATTTCGGGGGCAAAGTACCTCCACTGTTTTTTGTGGATAATGCCCTCGTCAAGATAGGCGTGTTGTACGGTGGAGGTAATAGGCGTGCCATCGTCGGTCTGTGAGTTGTCCAGCTTGTAAAGCGTGCCATTGGTTGCATCCCCTATCAATACCGCCCCGTCGTCGCCCTCTGCGTCAAGCACAGCAAAGGATGCGGCACTCAGCGTATCCCAAGAGGTAATCCCTTGATAACGGTCATCTAGGCACAATATCTGCGCCCCTACGTGAACCAATGCACGGCGCATGTTGGATTGGTAGACAGCAAAGCAGTTGGCACGGTCGGCAGCGGTCATGCTTTCAATAACTACCCGGTGCGTGTCTGATACTTCCTTAACTCCGGCAAGGTCGAAGAGGTAGACGTTGTTTGCGCCTACAAACATCCCTTCATCAAGCAGACTATCGGGGGCAACACAGCCGATAGAATTGGAAAGGGGGCTTTCGGGGATACGATAATTGTCTTTGTTGGTGCCGTACAACGGCCACACAGAGCGGTTTTTGGTGATAATCAACCCGCCGTCTTGCGGGGATATTCCGGTTATTATGTCGCCGTCACCGTCGCGCACCTTGATTGCTTCCAACACCGGCCATGTCTCAGGGTCTTCAAGTTCTGAGCTGCGTATTACGTTAGGGTTAGCAACGTCAACAAGCCGGAGGCGCGAACCGTACACCTTGATGTATTTCGATTTGGGAGGACTCCCGGCAAGGTCGCCAAAGGTGGTTCCGTCCCATACCTTTACATCGTCTGAGCCATTGGTAAGAATCAGCTTATCTTTCCACACGACCGAGCGGAATTTAGCAGCGTTCAGGCTGTTGGCTAGTTCAGTGGGGGTTAAAAACTGAGTGCTGCCGTCATAGGCGTACTGATACAGTTTTGTACCGAACTGCACGACTAGGTAGGTGGTGCCGCTTTCTTTTGCATACCTGTGAACGCTGGTTATTGCGCCAGCACCTAGCGGGGTTGTGAACACTGCTGATTTGCCCCGCCGTGTCTCTAACACTCCCTCGCCGGTCATGACCATATTCAGCGCGATAAGGCATTGATTGGGCTTGAGAAATTCGGGCAGTATTTGCCGGTTCTCTCCGCCGGTAAAGTCGCGGTTGCGGGAAAACTCCCACCGTTCCTCAGTTTCCTGGTTGCGGTCGGGAGGTATTTGGAGGGAGGGGAAACGCATTAGGCTACCCGCGTAAAGATGTGGCTAAAAGTGCCGTCGCCGTTGTCAACTATCTGCAATTCGTAGAAATTGCCGTCCGTTGCCTGAATCGTGTTGCTGTACATAATTGAAGCACTGCCACCTGTACCCATGGAGTTGGCAATGTGCGCGGCGGTAATCCTGATATAGCCATGAGTGTCATTCTTTGGTAGCGGTTTAAGGCGGTTATCCCAGGCTTTAGCAAGAGACATTTGATACTTGAACAACTCAGTTTCGGCGGGAAAGCGTCCATCCTTGTCGTACTTAAAGCAGCGGAGTAACGTACCAGAGATAAGCAGGTTTTCAAGTTCGACAGGGAAAATGGTTGAGTCTTCGCTGTCGGCATACTTGGTATTAAGCCCGGTTTCATACTTCAATTCACAACTACCAGATGCACCAGGCTCAAAAGTAATGGTGCCGTCTGTATCGCGGGTGTACCCCACACAGCCATCAAGTGCCTCAAGGTCGCTCAATTGGTCATGCGGGACAAACATGGAATCGCCCACCTTAAGGTAAACAACTTCTGAGGCGGGGGCCGGAAGGGTAATTTGGTTGTTGGAAATACTCAAAACCTCGACAGCTTCAAGGAACTTCCACGCCCTAGGCTGATTGAGTACGTCGCGTACAGCCTGGTTTAGCCATGCAAGGGCCTTGACGCGCATAGCGTCGCTGTTGTCGGTAACTTCCAACATGACTGCATCAAGCACTGATTTTGTGGTCAAAAAAACCATTTGTTAGCCCTTGCACGCCTTGACGTGATTGGTGTACGCCATCTTGATCTTGCAATCTTTGCCGCATGAGGGACAGACAAAGCCGGATGCCTTATCTATCCCTTCTACTTTTTTATTTCTTCAACCTCTGGTTTCTCAGCTATCTTCAAGAGGTCGGTATTGTCAACACCGGGAATGAAAGGTTCAGAAACCTTGTAATGCCGAAACATCCGATTGATGTAATCGGCGCGTGCGGCGGATATTTCAAAAAAGTGTCGTTCTTCGCCGTCCACCGTTTCGGATTTCAGTTTTTCACCTTCCAGTGAATGCCGGTCATCACTGTTCGGGTGGGGCTTGTACACTCGTACACGGAACCGCTCGTTCACTTTGTCCTGAATTGTTTTCGACATTTAAATCCACCTTTCTTGGGCTATATGAGCCGTTTTTTTGTGCAGAACACGTCCTTACCTTCTTTTTCCTTCTTTATTTGCAGAAACTTATGAATAGCAACAATGTCGTTGTCGATGCCTAATTTTTGTATTTCCAGCCACCACACCATAGGGACGCTTGCCATTTTGTAGCCCATGTCAAGATCGCGCCTGTCAAAAGCGCCTGAATTGTTTTCCCTGTCTTCGTGCGCCTGTGCTAGTACCGGGTTCAAGTCCTGAACATAAGTTCCCACCGCTTTATCTTTCTCGTAGCGGTAATTTGCCAGCATACAGCGTGATAATCTGCTCTTACGTGTCATGTCTTTGCTTTCTTTAAGTGAAGGGGGCATAAGCCCCCCTCTGTTAATCGGAAAAGTTAAACCACGCTTTCAACTTGCCGCCCACGGTGCCGGAGGTCCATTTCAACCGAACATAGTTGGAAATATCGGCCCACGTAAAATTACCATTGGTGGTGCGACTCACTGCCGTCTGCGCATAGTCGTTGGCTACACAAGTTGACCAAGGACCGCTTGACGTGGGCGCACACTCGGCAATGAAGGTGCCGCTCATGTTCTTGTAGGTGATACTGGAAAGCGAACTGGTCAGCGTTACACCGGAAACGTGCAGGGTTTTAAACCGCTTGCCAGAGACGTTGTAAACATCCGAAGTCTTGACCGCAGCACTTGCCGCTGAAATGTTGGAAAACGGTACTTTACTGGTAAAATTTGCCGCGAAAGCCGGAAGGGAAGCAAGGCAGAAGGCCGACACGACAATGAAGCTAATCAATCTTTTCATTGCGTAATCCTCCGTAAAGGAGGGGGCTTTCGCCCCCTTGGTTAAGTGGTGGCAAGGTTGGTTATACGGCCTGCCGATGCCTCATTTCTTGCTTCCAGCGTGTGCTGTACGGTCAAGTGATGCTTGGTGTTTGACCGGGAGGTTTTGGCAAGTTCGGTGATCCCAATCGGAACCAGCGTTGCTTTTTTCCAGAAAGAAATGTCAAGGATGACAAATACATCCGTGGGCATGGTTCGATGGATCTGCGCCTTTACATCGCCCCAAGAGGTCATGTAAATGTCAACAACATCGTTCATTTTGTTACTGTCGCCCTGCTGCCGACGATTGGCCTGACCGCTGTTGATGAACTGGTCAAACTTGTCCTTCTGGATGCTGCCGCAGTATGCCGTAAGCATCTTGCCAGCACCGCCGCCGCCTGCTGAATACATGTTTTGCAAGACGTTCTTTACCAGGTCTTTGGTAAACTCGCGGGCAGAGCCGCCAGTAACCGAACCGTCAGCGCCTAGGGTGGCGTCTGCGGCTTTGTCGAGGTTGGTCGTGATCCACGGCAGAAGGCCGCGCATCGAGGGGGCTACAGTGTCGCTACCGTCTGCACGGACTTCCCGCAGGAACGCCCATTCAACATCGCCAACAAGTTCCTTCATCTTCTTGGCTTTCTGGTACTCGTACCCACCAGAACCGCCCACGGTGGTTTCCGCTTCGGCAGTGTCGGTCATGGTGAACGACTCTTCCTGAAGCTGGATGTTGTTGTAAATCTTCGTCGGCTGGCTGGATGCTTGCATGGTCGGGTCGGAACCCAGCAGGGATTTGTTCTGAGCGGGAGTGCGAAGCGTATCAGTCATAAACTCATGCTTGATAGACTTCGGTTTGTCGCCAGCACCGCAGGCATGGTAAAAGGGGCTGTCAATCGGGGTAATGATGCTGATTTCGTCCAGCAGGGATTCCCGCGTACCAGTGAGGTCATACGGGGTAAGTGCGTTGCTTGGAATATCTCCCATTGTTTAATCCTCCGTCAGTTTGCGGA